GCTCGCGATCGGATGGCGGCGTGGTTGTGCCGTTTTCGGTGCGGCGGCGCGAGGTGGAACCGTGGCGCCCGTTTGTGCGGTTTGCCAAGGCTCGCGTGATGTCGCGGCTCGATGGAATTCCGGCTTATGAAATCGCCAAGGGCAACGCGCAATGGATGGCGGAAACGCCGGAAGTCGCGGAAATCCTCAAGGCGCCGGTTCCGGTTGGGACGACAAGTGATGCCGTTTGGGCGGGACCGTTGGTCAACTATCAAATCCTGTCGAGCCAGTTCATCGAGTATTTGCGGGCGCTCACGATCATCGGAAGAATACCCGGCTTAACAAGGGTTCCATTCAAGGTGCGCGTGCCGAGGCAAACCACGGCATCGACGGTCAATTGGGTCGGCGAGGGCGCGCCCAAGCCGCTGTCGAGCTTGGCATTCGACAGCATCACGCTCGACTTTGCCAAGATCGCGGGCATCGTGGTCATCACCGAGGAACTCGCGCGATCGAGCGAACCGGCGGCGGAAGAATTGATCCGGCGCGATCTAACGGCGTCAATCGTGGCCTTCATGGATAGCCAGTTTGTCGATCCTTCCAAGGCGGCAACCGGCATTTCACCGGCCTCGATCACCAACGGCGTCACGGCACTCGTGCCGAGCGGCACCACGGGCGCGGCGTTGATGGCCGATCTCAATCGGTTGTTTGGCCAATTCTTGAGCCAAAACCTGTCGCTTGAGAGCGCGGTGCTTATCACCACGCAACAAATCGCCATGCGGATCGGCTCGTTGCTCAATTCGTTCGGGCAACCGATGTTCCCGACAGCCAACGCGCAAGGCGGATCGGTGCTCGGCATCCCGATCGTGGTGTCGGAGAATATCCCGTCAACCACGGGATCGCCGGATGCGGGATGGCCGATCATCCTCGTGTCGGCGCGAGAAATCCTCTTGGCCGATGACGGCCAAGTGACGATCGACGCCAGCCGCGAAGCGTCGTTGCAGATGGAAACCGCGCCGGATAGTCCGCCGACAGCCTCGACGCTCTATCAAAGCTTGTGGCAAACCAACTCGATCGGCATCCGTGCCGAGCGGTTCATCAATTGGACTAAACGGCGGAGCACTGCGGTCAGCTATATCGCGGGCGCCGTCTACACTGGTTAGAGGCAACTTGGCGGGGCGACGTTCTTTCGTGCAAAGGGTTCCAATGGCCCGCACTGCCCTCCCGTTGGAACGAAGAACGTTTCCCCGCCGTCTTTTTCCGGAAATACAACCATGGTTGTAAAGCTCATAGAGTGATCCCCATGCCCCGATTAGTCGTCAATCCTGGCCATCAATTCGTAATTTACGGTCGCCAAATGCAAGCTGGCGATGAATTCGAATGCCCGGAGCATGAGGCGCACGTTTGGCGCTTGAAGGGTTGGGCGCGCGACGCCGCGCCACCGCAACCGCGCCGTGGCCGATATGCTCGGGCCGATATGCGCGCCGATGATGGCGATCGCTGACATGCCTATGCCCGCATTACTTCGCCGCTTGTTCCGAAAACAATACGGGGCGGGCCTCACCTCGACATTGCCCGGCGATCGCGGCAATTGGTGGTGGCCGATTGTGCATGAGCCGTTTACCGGCGCGTGGCAACGAAATCTGGAATTGCGCGGCGAGAACATCTTGGCGTTTCATGCCGTCTACGCTTGCCTTGAGCGCATCGCGTCCGATATCGCCAAATGCCGATTGAAACTGGTCGAGCAAGATGATGAAGGCATTTGGGAAGAAATCGAGGTGCCAGCATTCACGCCGGTACTGCGCAAGCCAAATCATTATCAAACGCGCATCCAATTCGTTGAAGCGTGGATGCTGTCGAAGCTCATGAACGGCAACACCTATGTGTTGAAGGAACGCGACGCGCGGCAAGTGGTGGTGTCGCTCTATGTGCTCGATCCGTCGATGGTCAAGGTGTTGGTCGCACCTACCGGCGATGTGTTTTACGAGTTGACGCAAGATAATTTGTCGGGCATCGCCGATCGGCTCGTGGTGCCGTCGAGCGAAATCATCCATGACATGATGACGATCCGCCATCATCCGCTATGCGGCTTGTCGCCGATGGCGCCCGCCGCACTGGCGGCGACGCATGGCATCAATATCCAGCGCACATCAAATCAATTCTTTCTCAACTCGGCCAAGCCGAGCGGCGTGCTTGTCGCGCCAACCACGATGACCGAGGAAGACGCGAAGCGGATCAAGGAAGTTTGGGGCAGCGAGTTGCAAGCGGCCAAGGCGGGCAAGATCGGGTTGCTCGACGGTGGGATGAAATTCGAAAAATTTACGATGGATTTCATCGACGCTCAATTGATCGAGCAACTCGGCATTTCGGCAAAGATGGTGTGCTCGTCTTTCGGCGTTCCACCGCATATGGTGCAAGTCGGCGATCCGCCATCGTTCAACAATATCGACGCGCTAAATCAGAGTTACTACAGCCAGACGCTTCAAAAACATTTCGAAGCAATAGAGCTTTTGCTTGATGAAGGGCTCGGCCTCACCGAGGTGGTTGGCCGGACATATGGCACGGAATTCGAGCTTGATGATTTGTTGCGGATGGAAACGAAAACCTTGATCGCGTCGGAAGCGGAAGCGGTCAAGGCGTTCATCAAGTCGCCGGATGAAGCACGGCGGCGCTTGAACCTCGGGCCGGTTCCCCAAGGGGCGGGCGTGTTCCCGCTGGCGCAGCAACAAAATTATTCGCTCTTGGCGATCGCCAAGCGTGACGCGCAAGCCGATCCCTTTGCGCCAGCGGCGCCGCCGCGAGCACCGGCGCCACCGGCCGAGGATGCGCCGCCGGATGACGGCGAGGACGCGGCGCAACGATCGGCGGCCATTTCACAACTCGCGACTTGGGAGTTGCGATCGTGCCTGCAATAAGTCGTGCCGATATTGCCGCCGTCGCGGCGGGCTTCGCGCCGGTTATCAGGGAATTGGTTGCGCGTGTTGATGCTGTCGAGCGGAGGCCACTGCAAGAGGGACCGGCCGGGCCAAAGGGCGAACCGGGTCCGGTCGGTCCTTCCGGCCCGGCGGGGGATGTGCCGGATGTCGAAACGGTGGTTGCGCTCTTGGTCAAGCCGCTCAAGGTGTTCATCGCCGAGGAAATCGGGCGTGCGATGGCGGCGATCCCCAAGCCGATCGACGGCAAGGACGGGGCGCCGGGCAAGGATGGCGTCGGGTTTGATGGGATGCTTGAGGAAATCGAGGACGATGGCCGATATGTCGTCCGCAAGTATTTCCTCGGCGATACGTTGGTCAAACAATTTCGCCATCGCACCGTCACGCCAATCTTTCGCGGTGTTTGGGATGCGACGACGGAATACAAGCAAGGCGATTGCGTGCGCTATGCTGGCGGCACCTCGATCGCCTTGCGCGATACGCTCGGCGAAAAGCCAACCGATGGCGGCAAAGCTTGGCGCCTCGCCGCCAAGCCCGGCATGAACGGCACCAACGGCACCAACGGCAAAGATGGAAAACCCGGCGAGCGCGGGCCACAAGGGCCTCAAGGCATCAGCTATTGGCAGCACGATCCACAACGGGTTGGCGGCGGCGGTTGATCCTTGGCCGCACTGGAACGCATGGCCTTGCGCGATCGTCGCGTCGGGACCGAGCGCGAAAAAACAACCTTTCGAATTGTTGCGCGGTCAAGCGCGCGTCATCGTGGTCAACGAAAGCTGGCGGCTCGTGCCTTGGGCCGATGTGCTCTATGGATGCGACGGGAAATGGTGGAAATGGCGCCGAGGTGTGCCGGAATTCCACAACCTCAAGATTTCACAAGATGCCGAGGCGTGCCGAGCTTATCCAGAAATCCGCAAAGTCGATGTCGATACCAACAGCAACGCGATCGAGCTCAAACACATGGGTAAGCTTGGGTCGGGCGGCAATTCCGGTTTTCAATCGCTTAATCTTGCGGTGCAATTTGGCGCGCGAAAGATCATGTTGATTGGCTTCGACATGCGGGTGGATATGGGCGAGCACTGGCACGAGCGGCACTATCCGCCGCTGTCCAACCCGCATCCGAATGACAACCTTCCGCGCTGGCGGCGATCACTTGACGGTGCAAAAGCCGCGCTCGATGCCGCTGGCGTCGGCGTTGTCAATTGCTCGGCGATCAGCATGTTGACCGCATTTCCCAAAATGACACTGCGAGAGGGCATCGAATGGGCAAGCCGCTAAACATGAACCCGGAGGACTATGTGCGCTCGGTGCTTGAGGCGCAGCAAAAGCAAATCGAGGAATTGCAAGCGCAATTGGCCGGGCAGTCCGACATAACGCTGTCATATACATTTTCCGCCAACACGGCGGAACCGCCGGGCAGCAATCAAGTGCGGATCAATGGCGCAACGCTGGCGGCCACGACAAAGATTTGGGCCGATCGCTTGACCACCGACGGCATCGACGCGACGAATGCCATCTTGACATTCCATCCCGGCGATCGGGCTTATGTGCAGGACAAGAACGACGCGAGTTGCTTTGCCCGATACGATTTGACGGCGGCACCGATCGCCAAGTCGGGCTATCTGGAATTGCCCGTTGTACTTTTCGAGGCTGGCGTGGCGCTCAACGGCGGACAACCCGCGATCTTGGCGTTGTTGCACCGGGAATAGACATGATCCGCATTTTCATCGGTTGCAGCGGCAATGATGAAGACTTGGAATTCCAAGCCGTTGTCGATTACAGCTTGCGCCGCCACGCGAGCGCGCCGCTCGATATCACTTGGATGCGGCTGTCGCGCGATCCGGCGTCGTTTTGGTTTTCCGATCCGCAACGGCGCAAGGGTTGGAACACGCAAGGATGGGCAACGCCGTTTTCCGCCTTGCGATGGGGCATCCCGGCGGCGTGCAATTTCGAGGGCCGCGCGATCTATATGGATTTGGACATGA